CTTGGATTGGCTGACGATAAAAAACTCCTTTTCGTTCCATGCGACACAGGCGTTTCGGTATGCGGAGGTGAACGGATCTTGGATCGTCAGCAGCAGCAGATACACCTTCTGCGAGTAAAGATCCGCCACTGCGCCGCTCGGGACGAGATTGCCCACGAGAGGATTCTGGCCGGGGCTCGGCAATTGCGCATTGGCAAAGATGCGGTCCATCTTGCCCGAGATCTTCGTGACCGCGCCGCCATAAAGCCCGTACACCCCGAACGGATTGGCGAACAGCACGGTTCGTCCAAAATCCTGCAGTGTGTCGCGCCATCCCGTGCCGACTTGCGGGTCGGTATTCTGATTGTTGAGGCTCTTTGTCGCTGGCGATCCCGAGACCTGCACATTGCTGACCACGTTCACGCTGCCGCCGCCCAACGGATAGAGATAGCCGTTCGACTGGCGAATCGCCGTGTAGTGTGAGCGCAGGAAGCGGTCGGTATTGGTCTCGCCGAGACCTCCTGCGGATGTCGCAAAATTGCTGATGCTCCCGACCGCCGAAGAGAGCCGGACGCCGCCCGTATAGACGCTTGTCTGCTGAAACGGATATTGCAGCCACACTTGGGATTGATAGCTCTCCATTGACGAGCCGCTGACCCCGTAGGGCATCAGCGCCAGAGTCACGGATGCCGCATTGTTGGCGCCGGGCTGGACGATGACGCCCGGCGCCGTCACATAGCGACCTCCGCCGTTGGTCATGGTTATACTGTTGATCTGCCCGCCGCCGATTGCGACAGTGCCGGTCGCCGTGACGCTTCCGGTTCCCGACGGGGCCGGGAACGAGATCGTCGGGCTGGTATAGTTGCTGCCGCCATTGACGACAGTCAGACTCGCGACCGTGCCGCCGCCCATGACGGGGATTATTTGCGCCCCGAAGCCGGTCGAGTCGGTAATAGTCACGGTCGGGATGAAGGTATATCCCGCACCGCTGTTTGTGACCGAGGCAGTGACGATCGGGCCTGGGCCGCTCATTACGGCGGTGCCGGTTGCTCCCGATCCGCCGCCGCCGACAAACGTAATCGTCGGGATGCCATTGAAGCCTGAGCCGCCCCTAACGACAACCACTCCATTCACGCTTTGCGAATTGAGTGACGCCACCGCAATGGCTCCGGAGCCGCCGCCTCCCGTCAACGTGACGGCCGGGGCACTCGCATAACCAGAGCCGCCAGCCGTGACGGTGATCGATACGACTTTGCCGCCTGAGATGTTCGCCGTCGCCGTTGCGCCGGAGCCGCTGAAACCCGAGATCGCAACCGCTGGGGCCGAGGTGTAGCCGGAACCCCCAGCAAGAACCTCGATCGTTTCAACCGAACTCGTAATGAGGAACGCCGTCAGAAGCGCGCTCGAATCCGAACCGCCGCCGATAAAGGCGGCCTGCACGACATCGCCTGGCGAATACCCACTGCCTGGATTTGTGACGGTCAATCCGACGACCGAGCCGCCCTGGATTTGCGGGACGAGGACAACGCCGCTTCCGGTGCCGCCAAACACCGTCACGCTCGGCAAAGTCCCGTAATTCAATCCCCCGGAACTGAGGGTTATTTGCGGCGAGATTCCCCCAGCCGCATAGACTAAAGAACCATCCCACGCCCAATAATCATTCGGCGTGTTGTTGTTCGCGATTAAAAGGTATTGCGAGCCCCAGTTTACGGTAGCCGGAAAGGCCCCGCCGGACACATAAAAAGCTCCGGGAATCGCTGTGACTGCGCCAGTGACGTCGTTGACCTGAACCGCTGTGCCGTCCGTATGAAACACAACAAAGTATTTTACGCCCTGAATGCCGTAATCGGCAAAGCATGCGATTGTCTTGCCGGATGGGGTATAGAGCGGGGGGCCGACATCGGGCAAGGCATGTAGATTACCGTCGCCGAGCCTGATGTAGTTTTCCTGCCAGTACGCCTCATTGTCTTGAATGCCAAAGCGCGAGGCTTCCTGATTCATCCCCGCAAACGGAAAGGGCGAGACCCACTTTATGGTATCTGGGATGCCGAACCGCTTGCCTTCCGCTTGACTGAGGCGCGAGATTGCGTCTCGCGACTGCATTTAGATCAACCCCAGACTTGGTAATAGTATGAAGGCACTTTCCCGCGATCACTGGCCGCCCGGTCGAGACCAAGCTCCCGATCGAACTCGGCAAACATCAAATCGGCGGCGCCGTAGCGCTGCGAGGCAAGGAAGGCTTGCCGCGCCGCGAAGAACTTCACCCCTTCGGTAAAGGGAGACGGAATCGCCTCATAATCGGTATCGCTGTAGATCGACGCCGGCTCGGGGGTCACATCCCACTGCATCTCGCATTGCGTTCCCGGCGTCGGGAAGAGCCAGACCTGGCCATTCACGCCGTCGCCATAGGTTGACCACAGAAACGGATAGTTGAAGACGCCGACCGAGTAGCTGCGTGCATACGCCTGCAGATATTCCCACGGCACCCAGTCATCGACGGGCCGCATGGAGCCGCCCCAATTGACCGCCACGGCGATCACGTCAAGGATACCAGACACACCGGAATAGAGCTGCTGCAACAGCGGATTGGCATAGCCGTAATGGTATTTTTCTTGACCGGGGATCGTCTGAAAGACAGTGAGGCTAGTATCGGGCGAGCCCGGCGTCATTCCTCCCGGAACCGCGAGACCCGGCGTACTGCCGGAACCGAACGGCGAATTTCCGGCTATGAGGCAGCGCAGACAGCCGGTCGCACGGACCAGCTCGCGTCTGGCCTGATTGATGTAATCTGTAAGCTCAGCAAGCGAATAAGAGAGATTCTGGCGATCCCTCAGCAGCCGCGCCGTATCACGCTGGTAAACGTCAAGCACGTCACATCGGGTAGATATAGAACACGTCGTTCTGCGGCCCAAATGCCGGGGCGGTTAGAGAGACCGTCGCGCCCGGCGCTGTGGCGGTCGGTGTCCAAAGAGCCGTGACCAAAGTGTTGATCCCTGAGTAGATTCCGCCATCCACTACCGTACCGACTGCGCTGACCGCGCCCGCGGCAATGGTCGGCAGGATCAGACCTTGGCGAGTGCGGACGAGGTTCGCATTGGTGGTCGGGTTGGTGTAGGCGGCCGCCGTAGACGGATACCCAGACCCGAGACCATAAGCCTGCACCAGACCCGTCGCCGGCAGGCCGGATGTACCCGAGGTGGTGATCGTGAAGCTGAGGAGCGACCAGCACATGACCGCCGTCGCCGCCGCGGCGGACCCGCCGCCGCCCGAGAACGCAAGCGTCGGAAGCGCTGCCGTAGAGGTCGTCGTGACGGGGTTGCCATGATCAAGGCAGAGAAGCCCCGTGACCGTTCCGGCACCGGTGAGGGTTGCGATTGCACTCGCGCCCGCGCCCGTCGGGACGCCGTTCACGCCTTCGCGCGGATCGTTGAGCAAACTGATTACCGGCGGGAACGCATACCCGGCACCCTGATCGACGACGGTAATGCTGGAGACCGCGCCGCCCGACAGCGTGGAATATCCTGTCGCCTGAATGCCGGCTGGGCCGGTGATGTTTGGCACGCCGAACATCACGATGGGCGGATAGGTGTAGCCGCTGCCGCCAGCCGTGACGGTGACGGTCGTGTTGACTGCGCCGCCGACGATCGCCTGCCAAATCGAGCCGCCAAGTGAGGCGGTCACGGTCGGAGCGGAGGTGTAGCCGGAGCCTGCGTTCGTAAGGAGCGCGCCGACGATACAACCGGTCTGATTGGCGACGCGGAGGTTCACGCCATCCGAATTGACACGCCGGGAAACGCCCCAATCGCCGATATTCCGCCAAATGTCCGTTACAGGATCAAATTCCTGGAGATTAGTGTATTTGCCGAGACGGATTTCGAACGCGCCGGCTGGAATGATCCAGGACTGCCCGCCCTCGAGCGCAAACACGTTGCTCGGCAAGCCACGCAGCGAGAGGCTGACACCCTGGCCGCCAAAAATAATCGGCATGCGCTATTATTCCCTTTCCACTTACAGAACCGCTGGCGGCATTGGCGTATTGGCCCACGCGGCCCCGGTAAGACCAGTCAGATGCGCGCCGGAGCTAGGCTTGGCGCAGACTAGATTGAGTGCCGTGATCAGCACTCCGATCTCGGCGACCTGCCCCTGCGGGATCGCGCTCTCAAAGCCGCTGAATACCATCGGGGCCGTGTATTCGCTGACGAACAGCGAGAGGTAGCGGCTGTTGATGAAATACATCTCGCCGCGCGGGCAGAACGGATCGGGGAAGATCGGCGTGTCCAGCACACGCAGGGCGCGGAACCCGGCATTAACCGAATCGTCCTTGCCGTACATCGACCGGGGCCGGGACTGGTAAATCTCGTAACCCATGAAATCGGCAAGAACGCTGGCCCAATCGGCCGGGTTCATCACCGCAAAGTCACAAGCGTCACCCCCGGCGCCGGTCGCGACGCGAGTCGCCGTGATGGCCATGCCGGTACGGTTCGAGATGCCGGGGGCCGGGAAGCTCTGCCCCTGCCACCACAAGGCGCCCGATCGGGGGATGTTGCCGTAGGCCGGCACATTCGCACCGGTATCGTAGGCTTGAACGAGACTGTCGAGAGCGTTCGGATTGTTCGAGTTGTTGGT